TATAATGAGATCCACCATTCTGAACACTTACAGAAGTTAATTGACCACCGCCAGATACAACACTAGCAACAGTAGCTTGAGTTCCAACTACAGCACTAATTGAAGCTTGTGAATCAGCACTGTATACTTTGTTAGTATTTGCATTACCAGTGGTAAACATGATATATCCTTTATTTCCAGCACCTACTCTGGCATTCTTTAAAGGTTTAACTCTTAATACTGAATTAGTTACGTTCCAAGAGATAACTTGACCTCTAGCAGTCTGATTCCCTTGGGTTTCTTGAGATATAATAATTTCTCCTGGAATAAATGATCCAAGCACTCCTGTGAGTGTTAGATCAACATAATCAGGCAATGATACAACAGCAGTAGGTAAAGATGACTGATTATAACCAGATCCTTGATTTGTAACAGATACATTCTGTAAAGATCCAGAAATAGTTGCTACAGCAGTTGCACCAGATCCAGATCTAGTAGATCCACTTAATTTTGGAAGAGATGCATAATTTCGACCAGGATCACCAATAGAAATAGATGCAATACCACCTGTAGGATAAACTGAGTTTGTAGTGTAACTAACTCCAGCTGTATATCCAGTTTCAGGTGCTAAAGCTGTTTCATAGTCAAATGTAGTATCTGTACGAGCAATTACACTTTGAGACCCAATAATCGGATCATTCATTGCTGTAAAGTAACTTCCACTGATATTTCCTTTAATATCGAAATAATAGAAGATACCAGGTAAATCTTTGACCAAAATAGTGATAGAAGTCTGATCTCCCGTAATTGGGTCTCTTACTTCATCAGTAATGTTCTTATAAGTGAAAATATCGGTATTTGCGGGATCTAGCGTAAATGCAAGTGTTTTTCCAACATTACTCGAATCAGAAGTGTCAAATTTGTACTTATGACCCAAAATAAGCTGTAATTTAGGTTCTTGTACATAAACTTCTGAAGAAGTTGTATTTGCAGCTGCAGTAGCTCCAAAATTACGTTTTACCGTAAATCTACGAAGAGATTCGGTTCTAATAACAGAATAATCAGTTTTATTGTATACGGTTGGAGTAATTCCAGAAATATTGACTATATCACCAACTTTAACTTGATGTGCAAGATTTGTATGACATTGTGCTTCAATTTCGACTTCAGTTAATGTAATAGTGAATCCTGAACCTGCAGAAGGTGTTAAATTGTTTCCAAGGTTAACATTCGCTGCAGAAATGGTATCACCAACATCATATGCAGTTCCTGTGTCTGAAATCGTTACTGTAGTAACTGCACCGCCAGAAACGACGATAGTTGCCTTACCACCCTTACCAGATCCATTAGTTGTTAAAGGAACATTGACATAAGTGCCATCTAGGTAATTGCTACCACCAGTAATACTTCCCCATCCACCTTGATACAAATTACCGTCTGTACGCTTCCTAATATAGGTCCAAGTCATTGAACCATCAGTTGCAGTACCACTTTCATGAGTTGGTGCTGAAGATGCGGACGTTCCACTCTCAGCTGCTTGATAAACTCTATCTGACGAGAATATTAAGTCACCTTCGGTATATGCAGTAGTATTGGCGTACTTAGTAAGTAACTTTATACTTGAACCAGCAGCTGAGATGTTAAAGTACTCGAAATGGTACTTATCACTAATAATTTTGGTTTTAATAGTTCTTGTATTAAGATTATTAGCTATAGCAATAGTAGCTGTGTCGCCAACTTGCAAATAATGGTTTTCTACAGTAGTTACTCTACTTGTATACTTGTCAGTGTTAGCTCCAACACTACTTGTTACACTATTAGCTACTCCACCTTCAATTTGGGAAACTACAGCACTAACTCCCTCACCACCAGTGCCTGTATCATCAAATATAAGTCTATCATTGACTTTATACTCTTTACCACCACCTTCTACGAGATATTGATCAATACCAGAAGAAGAATATCTATTAGTTCCAGAAACTACTAGAGAATCAGCAGTACCACCTCTAATTACTGGATAATAGCTATAATACCCAATACCATCTTCTAGGTATGTTAGAACTTCACCAGTTTCCATCACAATCAACGTTGTGGTGTCTTCTAGTGCTAAGAAGAAGTCAACTTTATTGTCAAGTTTCTTTCTCTTTGCTATAATGTTATCAGTACCGATATATGGTGCTTTATAACGTGCAGCTTCTTCTGTAAAATTCTTTTGAAGTCCATTTCCGTCCCAGTTAACTTTATCTGCTTCTGAGTAGAAATTTGGTCCTACAAAGTAAGGAAATAGTGGTTCTCCACCAGTACCTTTGATTGTAGAGAAATATGCATAAACTCCATTTGGAAACTCTGGAGTAACGCAGAATCTGCCATTATATTGGTCTAAATCACCAGAACCTTCCACATACTCATAATCATCGATATAAGTCCCCATAGGGTCTGTTAGACCGCTTAGAAGAGCATCTCTGGATGACTTAACCTTATAACTGCTAATCATCAACTTATAAGAGTTGTAAGGAGCAGTATTTTCAGGATCTTCAAATCCATATGGTCCATAAATCGGATGACCATCGTATGCCCAACCAATAATAGGTGAGTGTTTGGTTGGATTTAATTCTTGTAGGTTCTCATCGATATTATCTCTTAAAAGGAACCTAAGTTGTTTTGGATTATAAAGATATCCATACTCACCACCATAGATCAAGTAGTTTTCTCCTTGGAAAACAGCACCACCTGCAATATCAGTAGTTTTACGAGCAGTAAAGGTCGGTGCACCTAATTCAGCAGCAGTAGCAGCCTCATTATAAGTTAATTCTGTTAATTTAGTCTGGAATGATGCACCTGTACCTGGATATACGATATCAATCGTTGTAGCACCTGCAGAATACCCTGCACCCTTATTTGTTACAATAATACCAGTAACAATATTGCTAGAAAGGTCTACTTGAGCAAATGCAGTAGCACCAACTCCATCTCCAGTGATAATAACGTCTGGTGCACCAAAATATCCACTACCACCGAATGTGACAATGATACTTTCAATTTTCCCATTCAATATAGATGGATATGCAACAGCACCACTACCAGAGATCAAATTAATCGTTGGTTCATAAGTATATTGAGTTCCAGCATTAGTAATATTAATATTATCAATTGGACCTCGACAAATGGCAGTAGCAGTAGCACCAGATCCATTTCCACCACTTATTGAGATAGTTGGAACACTAGTGTATCCTGATCCACCATTAGTTACACTAACACCAGTAACTCTACCAGAAGTGATCTGTGCTGAAGCAGTTGCTTGATTATCATTTGTAGCACCACCACCAGTGATTGATATAATAGGTTCTGATGTATATCCAGAACCACCATTAGTAACATTAATGGAAATTACCTTACCATCAACACTAACCGTGGCAGCAGCAGGAGTACCCTCATATGTCCAGTTAATTGTACCTACAGTTGCAGTTCCAGTAGTATGTGTTGGGTAATCAGTAAGTGATGAAACTCCACTATTCTGTGCTTGATACCTATTACCGTTATATTTTACTCTAGTAAAGGTAGCATAAGGTGTATTGAGTTTATAATCAACTTCAAACTGTACAGTAGGTGGGTTTGTGATATCATATCCATCTCCACCATTATTCTTAGTGATAGACTTGATACCACCAAACTTTTTGATGATTTCACCCTTATATGAGAATAATGGTACACCATTTGTACCAATACCTACTTGACCAACTGGAGTAGCAGTCTTTGTACTCTTAGTAGATGTCTCAAGTGGTATTCTCTTTAAATATCTTTGGTTTCCTGGAGTAAGATCACCTGCAGCAAATGGACCTACCTTATGTGAAGGAATACCTGAACTAGCAACAATTGCATCAGTTGTTGACTTATAAGTATTCTGAACATCGGAAAGATAAGGACTTATAGCATTTTTGATTGAAGCATAGTCACTATTACCATATGCAAATTCTCTGGCGATGAAAAATTCAAACCCAGTAATACCTTGAGCAGGTTTAGATGAGAATATAAATTCAAACTGATATTCATCAACAATACCAACAACATCATGAAGGTTATTGTAGATATCTTCAGGAGCATTTAAAACTCTGATAATATCATCTCTTCTTAAACGATGCTTTTCTTTAGTCTTAATAGTACAACGTACAGAACCATTAGGATTAACCGTTCCTAGGGTCGCAGACTCGCCTCTCAGTGCCCTTCTAACGTTATATTGGAAAGTATCCCATATTGGGTCAATACTATCAAAACCAGGTGCTGCAGGGGTGCTAACCTTACTATTAGGAAGGTAATACTTACCACCATCAGTCAGAACTACACCTCTAGTGCCTCCATAGACTTTTAACTGGACTTCCGAGTTATCTACATTAGAATAACCGTAAATCTTGAATGCAGCAAAGCATTCTTGACCTGCATCATGTGCTACAATTGAAGTACCTTCTCTAGCACGAGTACATCCAATAAACTGATTGACAGTTTTATCAGAATATGTTATAATTTCATCTTCGATCCTAAAACGTCCATTTATTTCTGGCCATCCTAAGGTAGAATCAACTGTAACGATATCATCGATTAATTGACCACCTAAATCCGCAGAAAGGACAGATTTATATGGAGTTACGAAAGTTCCTAGTGAATTATTAGTATCTACATCAATTTCAAAGATTGAACCACTAGAAGTAAAAACTTCTACAACACCTTTAACATAAATTCGCGCAGCTGCAACATTTGGATCATTTGTATCATTCTCTTGATATAAAACTTGCCCAACAAGCGCATTTGGATCTCCAGAAACAGCAACAGCACGAATTACCTCTCTTGAAGTGTAATGAGCGTCTGATGGCTTGAATATTCTATCTCTTGGATAGTTAACTTCGGATTCTACGCCAAAAAGTGTTCTTAAGACAAATTGGAAAGACCTAGTAGAGCCTTTAGAGGCATAAAAGTCCTTAATTCGCTTAACTATGGTTGATTCAGTGATTCCAGAAGCAAAATTCTTCGGATAAGTCGCTAAAAACTGTTCTTTGAACTTTCCAAGCACATAAAGTGGGAAAATATTGTTCAAATTAACAACTTTTGCTCCTAGAGCATGTTCTGCAGCAGTTGTTTCTTCAAATGCGTAATTTGCACCCTCACCAACTGTCTTTACGGCATTAAAACCTCTTGCACAGTCCTGGAAAAGAGTAGATCCCTTCTGTTGATAGTAAATTATCTCATCATCGATCAAAAGTAGACCTTCAGATGGAAAATCACGAGTAGTTTCAACGTCAACTGTTGTAGAAGAGGTAGTTAACGCGGAAATAAGCTTTGTTTCGGTTACTAGATTACCATAATTGTCAATATTATAGTAATCAGACCAGTTTTGGATAATATCGAAGCAATATCCCTTTAATTCCTGTGACTTATAGTACTCTTTAACAAATGAAATGAAGGTAGGATAATTTTCCTGTACGAACGAAGCAAACTGTCCCGCAATATTGTGGGATATTTGCGATTTAGATTCGGGGCTGACCTCAGAGGGTACTGGTGGTACCGAAACTGTTGTGGTCGGAGTAGTCCACGAACTAACCTTCCAGGAAGAATTTGTCATCTGTTATCTAACTATAGCTGGACTCTGGTACCACTCCAGTACCAGATAAATTGAAGCCACTACTGATAGTGTCTTCTAAAACACTTACAGTCGTATTATCTATACCTATTGTGAGATAGGTTTCTCTTAAAGATACCAAATCATTAGATTCTGGAACTCCAGATATCTGTAATAGATTACCAGCAACTGAAGTTGAGGTAATAATCAGGTCGTTAATGACAATTTCACCCATAGTGTAGTCAATTGAACCCCATAAACCATCAACATACTCTTTTTCACCTGTTCCTTTTATGTAATAGAGGCGCAATAGACCAGCACCATCATCATTGATGTAATAAGTATTGGTTACATCACCACTTATCATGAATCCACTACTAGAAACTGTTGGACTTGTAGAAGTTCCTTGCTTAATGCGGTTACCATAGCAGATTTTGTAGTTAACACGAGCTCCAATATCAACAATTACGTTCTTTCTCATCTTGAGACGAGTGATATTGGATGTAATTGAGGTTTCTGCATCATCAATTACCTTCTGTACCTTGGAAAACTTGAATTTTCCGCCGAATTTGTCAAATTCTCCACTCGTATTAAGCTGAGTTAAGGAGATAATGATCAAATTCTTCACTTCACTAGCTTCTCTGCGTGTAACATTGGGGTTGAAATACGCATAAGTATCCAAATCTATATAAAGTATAGATGGATCAATGATTTTTGGCTGAATTGCTGCTACAGAATAGTCTCTGAGCTTCTTCAGAATGACATTTTTCTCAGAAAGTGATAATTTATCCGCATTTTTTGGTTTGATTGCCAAAAATACCTTGCCATATTCAGGTGGTTCTGCTTCTTCACCGCCATAACAAGCAATTGAAGACACATTTGGATAAATTTGAGGAATAATTGCCTCATAATCCCGTGTAGATACTGCTCTACCGAACGCAGAGTAGAATTTAGGAGCCGCAAACTTGATAGATTCAGTAGTTTCTGCAATTGAACCCCCATCTGGGAACGCAGTAGCAGTAACTGTTATTCCAGAGGTAATAGAATTGCCATTATTGTCTCTAAAATTACCAATATTTTCAAAAACTTTCAGTCCATTTGCTGCAGCACCGCTAGATGTTGCATATTGAACCTCGACAACATCTCCATTTGCGAGATCTTTACCAACTTTTCCGTCTCCAAAGAGAATTTCTGGTATTTCATACTCAGATTCTTCTAAAAAGAAGACTTTTGATTCAGAATCTATCTTTGTAATGTCTGTTGCTTGCAGATATCTCTCTGTAATAGTACCTGAAGTGACCTCAACACGCATACTAGTAGTATCTGCATTCCTATTTGTAAGAATAAAACGCTGTCTTTGGTTAATATCTCTTACAAAAGTGTCTGTAAGGAACACTCCTTCATGCAAAACTACACCAGTAAAGGTTGCAACTCCAGAAGTACTGTCTACACTCTGTGTAGTATCAACTGGAAGAGAGAAAACAAAGTTATTATTATCTAATCCTGTGAAATTTAATACTAATCCTTTAGATATTGTGACTGTTTTTGGATAAGGAACAACAGTCTGAACTGCAATATCTACAGTTGTTTGTGCAGAACGAGCTGATTTTGGTGTATAACCAATCATTCTTGCTAATTTTACGACATTTTCACGTAAAACAGCAGTTTCTAAGAAGCCTTCATTAACTGTAAGGTTCGCATTAACGGCAGTATAGTAGGTATTATACGCTAAAACGTCTAAAAGTACCGTCAAAGACGATCCCTCAAAGTCATAATCACTAAATTGTGACTGAGCTCGTAAATAATCTTTAATTTGTGCCTTGATTTCGTTAAATTCTAAGGCATTTACCTGATTAAAAGCCATTATGGTTTGAATACAATATCGATAGAGTCAAACTTGGGAGGAATACCCATGATGACATATGCTATACTCACATCTAATGCATTACGATTTTCTTCAAATTTGACCTTTACTTCATATACCGCTACCCTAGGTTCATAGATATCAATTACTTCTTCCAGTCTACGCTTAATTTTAGTAGCATTAGCTGGAACATAGTTTTCAAAGAGTAATCCGATAATATTCCCACCAAAAGCAGGATCAAAAGGTTTCTCAAAAAAGTTATATAATACTATATTTTTGACAGATGCTTTAATGGCTGCCTCATTATTCAGTGCTAATACGTCATTAGTCACTGCGTTCTTTTCAAAAGTTAGGCTGAAGTCACGGAATGACTTCGATGATATAGCCATCGGCTGTCAGTATTAACCTTCTTTATATTTATACTGCTTTTGTAATAATCCTTCCGTGTGTTTACGCACTACTTCTTCAGCACTTCTTTCAAAGTCTGGAGTCGCCTCATGGCGAGATGCATATTCCTTCTTTTCAGACGGATTTCTCATATATGCATCTGCACGAGGATCCGTAATTAAGTACTTACAATACTCATTACCATTATCGTAGAAATCATCCGACATATCCACTG